AGTTCATTCTTGCTAATTGTCCTGACATTACTGTCTCCTATTGTTTGGTTGTTAATAACAATCATAATACCCACTCCTAAGAATGGGTATGAGTTTGTTACTTAGCTTTACATTCTTCCCTGATTGCTAGTAGTTCTTTATTCATTTAGATGTCACGACGACGTTACTCTTGATATCTCGTTCCATTCACTTAGTGCGGTATTGTATGCCAAGGTTAAGCTGCTTCTAATATCACTTAGCGTGAAGTCCGCGGAGCCATCTAACCTTATGTTGCCAGTTGCATGTTTCACTGTAACCGCCCTAGAGCTAGTTTCTAGTTTAAGTGTTAGCCATTCATCTTGCCCTCTACCGTCAGTGTTTATTGTAGCTAGGTCATCGGAAGCTGCGTTAGCTTCGGTATCAACCTTATGTGTACCTGCATACACCTGAATCACGCCGGTATCAATAGTTAACTCGTAAGGTTCCGAGGCTAAAGTGGTTATATTGTGGTTATTCCTCTCGTACTCGACAAGTAGTGACGCGGCCCCTGTAGGCCCTGTACAACCATCTTGACAGCCGTTATTAGTAAATACAATAGACGGTTGCGCTGGTGACGAACCTTGCACACTTAAATCAAGGAATGACCCACTAACAGTCTCAGCCCAGTTACCATCAACAATAGCCCTATTCTCGTCAACTTGATTACCTACTATCCATCGGTAAACATGCTCAATAGACCCTTTAACTTTATTGTCTCTAACTGTAATACCTTGGCTTTTTGCTGTTGCATCGGTTACATTAAATTGAACCATCGCCCTAGAGTCACTAGACGGGGTTCCGGTAACGGTTAGTTCATTGTTGATTACTGTACACTGTATGTTATCTGGGGTAGGTCTTTCAGTAATTGATACTACAGTGTCAACCCTCATTCCTTCATGGTGAATTTTTGCACCGTCTACAGTCCCGCCAGCATACTGTAAATTTATTTCATCAAGGCCATCATAAAGCGAGCGATATATCGAGGGAGAATTAATAGTGTTACTAACTACCTGAGATTTGATAGAGCGGCCTTCACACTCTTCAAACCTTGCTCCGGCTTGTACCGTTAAGTTTGCAATCTTATCTGTGGGCGCGTCAACCTTTAACCCGTCAGCGTCAGCCAGTACAGTGTTACTATTTTTTACATTCTTAAACTTTGCTTTACCTGTAATTACAGTACGATTAACCCAGTCCGTAGCCGCTGTAGTGAAATGGGTTACTGTCAACCCTTCAGTGACACACCCTGACGTCCTATCATCATCTGCACCATTCGTTTCGCCCTCAAAAACAACACTTGTAAAGCCTCCACGTATAAAGCAGTTTGTCACAGTGTTAGTATCTGGCGAGTTATTTTTTGCATTTATAAACTTACAAGACTCATCTATGTAAACACTACCGCGAGTTGTGGAAGTACTGGATTCATTTTCTATTTTAAAAGGAGTTGCTACTTTATCATCTCCATCGAAAGTCAATCCCTCCATTACAAAAGCGCCTTGACATCCTGTAAACCTAACCATGTTAGCTCTGTTACTACCAGTCGCTTTAAATGTAGCATTCCCACTTAACCTTAAGCCGTTATTTATTGCTTTGGTCACAGTGTCTAGCAGGAACGGCCCGTTATAGGCAACACCTTCTAAGTCATTAGATATCAGGTAGTCAAGCCAAGCGTCTGTAGCTGACGTATCGTCTGTTACTCCATCCCCTACACCACCGAACGCTTTCAGAGCAGGTTCGTCCCCCGCCTTCAACTCCAAACTCAAGCTTAAACTTCCATGCGCTATAATGTTGTATGTATTAGCAGTACCAGTCCCAGAGATAACATTGAATATACCATTAGCTCTCTCTTCTATAATTACTACATCTCCTACAGCTAGTGTAGTGTCAGCAGTAGCTTCTGCTACAGTATCAAAATAAAAAGGTGTGCGCTTATCTTCTATATCTGTAATTCTTTGTTCATGGTTAGCCGGTGCTATCGACTTCCATTTTTCTCCGTCCCATCGGAATGTTACTATCCCCACAGTGAATGTATCACCAGTAGTTGGGCTTGCTGGGTATTGTGGCAAAGCCATAATATTCTCCTGTGTTAATTTAATTTAGTTGTTAAGTTGAAATAACAATCATAAACCCCTCTCGTGAGAAAGGGGTTGAGTTTGTTACTTAGCTTTGCATTCTTCCCTGATTTGTAGTAATTCTTTATTCATTTAGTTAGGTTAATCGTCTTGTTGTTGCGTATTGGAACGAGACTGGTATATGATAATTACTAGCGACTGGGAAGCCTGTATTATAGGCTAGTTGGTCAAAGCTAATCCAAGCACTAGTAGGGATTGAACCGCTAATACCGCCCGGCATTGCTACCATCCCTGTATTACCTACTGAGCCAGTTTCAACTGTTCCGATATAAGGGAAGCCGTAAGACGGTCCGATAGAACCTATTGTTTTTGTAGGTAGGTTTTGTAGCTTAACAATCGTTGTGGCAGTCGTTATGTCGAAGTTAATAAATCCGGTCACAGTTACGACACCGTTCTTAACAGTTAAGTTTAGGTTGCTATCATTTATAGTTATAGTCCCTCCACCACCTCCGTTAGCTATATCTGTTGATGGTATCGGGTAGTTATCGACATCAACTGTACTAGCGTAATCTATTGTTATATCAGTATCATACATAGTTAACGCGGCTGTATCTTCCAGTATAGCGTTATCTAGGATGATGGAATCGGTTATTGTGAAGGTTTGATCTCCAGCCTCCATGAAATTAACTGTTGTCTGCGAGGTGGACCCTCTCATAACCCCTTGATTACCAGTTACAGTAAAGTTTGAAAACGATGAAAAAGGTGCGCCTGATGTTATAGTCCCTCTAATAAAGGCATTTTTTAAATCACCACACTTGTTGTTTGTTATTCTATAAAAGCCTCCGTCAATTTCAGGATCTGTAAAATTAACAAACCAAGACGCCTTTTGCTCATCATCATCTGCTGCAACAACATCGAGAGTTTTACTTGGTCTGAGCGATGCTGCATATGTATTATTGTCTATAGTCCAGTTGATAGCTTTAGATACTTGGACTATAGCAAGTAACACATCCTGTCTAACTTCATTATCTGAGACAATTTCATCTTTACCCCTAAGCAAAAAGCCATTTCTGACACCAGTTATAGTGTTATATTTAAAGGAATTATGCTCTGAACTTTCGTGGCTGCCAAACCCACTAGATCCAGTATTGCTTGGTAGGTCTGACCCAGTACTATCAAGGCCAGAGCCGTCCGCATGATTGCTCCACACCTTGCACCCTCTTGACGGGATTTGTCCGCTAATATCTACACCCCTACGACATTCCGAAAAGCTAGAATATAACACACTACAGTTAATTGAGTCGTTTATCTGTGCTCCGTAGCCAGTCCCAGACCCGTTAGATCCGGCCACGTTCAGATTACTAGATACTGTATTATAAGACTGAGCAATATTAACACCTTGGGTTTGCGCCTTCTTTACAGAGCAATACCTAAATTCTCCATCAACGCATCCCCGAAGCTCTGCACCTACTTTGGCCTCTTGTGTGGCGTACTCGATATTTAAATTGCTTATTCTTGGAGTAATTCTCTGTATTCTTGTTATAGTTACCGTTTCACCCGATACATCGTAATTATCATAAAGCAGGCCCTGTAAACTCCAAGTTGTCCCGCTTATGGATTGTATGATCGCAAGCTCGCCTTTCCTCATATCCTCCGTAGGTGTTGGGTCAAGAGGCCATAGCGCGGTAGATTTCAGTTCAATTAAATCGCCTTCAGAAAAGCCTGTCGAGGAACTAACAACAATTGATGCCGTTTGTATCTGTGCGTCAGATGCCAGTGTTGTAGACACTCCTGTCGCATCAGCTCCGACTAAAAGACCATTAAAGCCTACAGGCTTTAGTGTTGCACCGTTAGCTTGCCAATTAATCCCTACTTTACACTCTATATCTGCTGTAGTAGTGTTAAAAACCTCATCACTATCAGACAGTACTGTAACGTTATTAGACTCTAGATATGTCATTAACGCATTAAGCCCAGCGCTGTCATCAGCTTGTCCAAGCCCCCAGTGTCTTGTTTTTGTTTCCCCTTTTACCCCCAGTTCTAAACTTAAACTTAAACTTCCATGTGCTATAATGTTGTATGTATTAGCTGTACCAGTTCCAGAGATAACATCGAATATCCCGTTAGCTCTTTCTGCTATCTGTACAGTATTACCTTCGACTAGACTGGTATCAGCAGTTGCTTCTGCTACTGTAGCGAACGGTATAATCCTGTTAGGTGCATCTACTACACTAGGATTTTCTTCTACCCACTGCCCACTATCATCGTCCATATACCATACATACGTGGTAGCCTCTGATGGCTTATACCAACGTATACCGTCAATAACTGGGTCGGTGGGTCTAGCCTCTTGAACAAAACTTGCGCCTTGTCCAACTTGTATTAAATCCCCTATAATAGTAGATGGTCCTGTTACGTAACCGTCTTCTACTTCTTCTAGAATCATCAGTGATTGGTCATACGAGTCGTCTATATTCGATTCTTTAAATATGGAACCATCGTTATAATCATTTACTTTTGTATCTCTTGGTACTACTCTACGGATGTGGAATTGTAGAGTATTAGCTACAGGTGCAGTTAGTTGAATCTGAGAATCATTAACCCAAGTGTAAGCTATCTGCGTTGTGTACGCGTCTGTATCTAAATATACGTAAACGTATTCACGTTTAATGAACCCGTTTACGAAATCTATGGGATACAATACTTGTGCACCATCACTAGTGTAACTTCGTATTGTTTTAGCCATTTATTCTTCTCCGAATATTTCTCGCAGTCCTGCTAACGTCATGTCACCTGCTGCTGTGTTTTGTAAAGGTACTAGATTAATTGCTGCATCCATCTGACCTTTCTTATCGTTTAGCCCCGAGGCATTCCAATAATCAAAAGCTGTGCTGAGTGCTGGTACTTGTCCAAGCAATTTTTGTACATCACCATCTTGCGATGCGCTGTACGAATCTAGTACTAAGTCGTATGTGTCTGGGTACATTCCAAATTGTGTTATGTACTTTGTCACATCCATTTGTTTTCCGTTTGGCTCTTTCCAATCACTACCTGTTATTGCTGATACACCTACGCCCAATGCTGCGAACTTTGAATATCTAACTAAACCGGCCATAGCAGAGTTGAGCATTACGCCCGTTACTGCTTCTTTATCTGCGAACGCCATTGAGCGCCCTAGTGATTTGTTTTGTGCCACAATAGGCATTTGTCTAAATTGCATTGCTAAAGCCATAAGTGGTTTATTCATCCACGGTGGCATCTCTCCAACTAATGTTCTTTGAATCTGTTGTGCTTCATCTCGAATCATTGCGTACTGGAATTTCTCTCTAGCTGCTTTAGGCCATTTGTCTACATTTAATTTCTTTGGGAAACCGTTGTCGTCGAACTCAACAATATTTTTAAATACTGCTTCTAAGTCTGCGTCTTTTCCTAACGTATCTGTTAAGCCTACATCTGCCATCCTACCGTTACCCATCTTACCAGTACCGTGTTTGAAATGGTTAGCTATATCTACTACAAAGCTTGCTTGTGTTACTCTTGTTTGGAAACGACGTACTGCGTTGTATCCACTAATTTTACCTAGTGCTCTACTTGCTGTAGCCTTGTACTTTCCGAACGTTGCTTTGTCTGCCATCCATAGCGACAGTTTCCTAGTGTTTCCTATCTTCCCTAGCTCCGCTTGGTCAAGATGTACTGACTGTCTATCTAGCCATTCTAGGTCGTCTGTTATCTTAGAAATCGACTGTATTTCCCCCATAAGGTTGTTATTCTCTACGCTCTCACCAGCCATATCGAATATCTGTTTAACTGTCTTTTTGTTAGAAAACATGTTAATAGTAGCTCTGGTTATTACTTGACCAGTCTCTATCAACTGAGCTGTACCTAGCCCACCCATCTTAGTAAGTGCTGCTAAATCTTTAATCTGTCGTAGTTCTTCTGTCAAACCACCTTGTGTCGGTCTACCAAACATTGAATCAATGACATCATCAAAGTACTGCTCGTGTACTTTCGTACTTACGCCTTTATCGATACCTTCTTGAATCATGTTCTTCTTAAATACATCTATGTCTGATAGTGATGTTAGCATACCATCCGTTGACTTTGATAACCCGACCCAACCTGCTAAACGATTACTGTACTTTGTTGCTAGTCCGACAACTTCGTCGTCTAATAAATCTAATACAGATAACCCTTCTAGTTCTGTTGTTGTATCTAAATCTTCACGGTGCTTTGCTCTACTATCTGAAGTTGGCATGTACAAATCCGGGCTGTTACCGTCTGTGTCCATTACTTCTTTCATCAAGTTCTCAGCCATCTCTCTCGCGTCGGTCTTTGGTCGCGGGTTAGTCCCTGCGTCCATAGCTCTTTCGTAAGCTTTAGTTAGTACTCTTAATACTTTCTCTTGCCCGTGCGTGTTTATTGCACCTCGAAATTTACCATCTTGCCATACGTGAGGAATGTAGTGTTTAACTTTCTTATCTTTATGAAATCCACCGATGCTATTGTCCACCATTTTACTGTGAGCATTAGCCATGTACTTGTCCCAATCATCGACGAAATCTAAAATCGATTTGTCTAAGTTCTGTGGCAATGGTTTTCCTTGTCTTCTCAACTCTTGAATCATAAATACTTCACGGTTGAATTGTTTGACTACTGGGCTGTCTGCCCCTGCAAATTGTTGCGCCCCCATCTTCCCTACGGAACCTTTACCTTTACTTACTGCGTAAGCGTCCATAGCTCGCGTGTAGTTAGGTATTATCTGCATAGCCGACTCAAGATACTCTGCTTGTCTAATAACTCCACCAGTAGCCTTTCTGCGGATGTTTCCACCGAATCCTCTACCGACTTCTGTAACATTAGCCCCGAAGAACTGCATAGAGGTTAGTTTACCCTCTTGGAACTTGGTCCCGATGTCTTTAGTCCATACAGCCGCCAAGCGACCTATCTGGTCTAAAGCTCCTCTAGGCGTCATAGCAAGGTTTAAAATCTTCTGCCCACCAGTACGTACCCAGTTAGATAAACCGTCACCTACCTTCTTAATGGAGGCTGCTGATTCACTATTTACTGCTGCATCTACCCTAGCGTTAATATCAGAAAGTTCTTCTGGTGTTTTATCTTTAGGTGGTTCGATAGTTGTATCCAGATAATCTAAGTCCTCTTCTTTCAAGGCTGTCTCTAAAGGGTCTGGTTTTGTTGGTGTACCGTCTACTGTGGATGCGGCCTTGTTTAACTTGGCTCGCATCTTAGCTTCTTTAGCTATTGTATCCGATGCCCTAATTACTTCTACAACTAAATCTATGTCCTTTCGCATTACCATTCTTTCGATGGTTGCTGCTTTGTCTCTTAGTAGTGCTTCTTTAACTTTTACTATGCGCTGGTTTTGTGCCCGGAATTCTGCCTTACCTTTTATTTCCTGTACACCTAGTTTCTTTGCAATTCCTTTTAACTTGTCGTTAAGGGTTGTAATGTTTTCTAGTGACGGGTTTTTATAAGCTTCGATAGTCTCCGACTTGTTGTACGCACGTGGTAATAAGTCTTGCTCTAAGTTGTCAGCTACTAATACGGTTTCTCCATCTCTGAACTCACCAGTATCATGCTTGTCTCTTACAGAACCTACTTCAAATTCTTTTACTTCTCCTACACGTTGCACATCTGAAGATACTTCTACGCGGCCTCTACCATCTCGTAACTCTCGTAGTCTTTTAGAATACTCAGTTGTTCGTGGTATCAGACCTTCTTTCTTCAATTGGGCTGCAATTTCTGGTGCAGTCATTTTAACTGTTTTGCCGAATGTCTTTGTTGAGTCAGCAAACTTTTCTAGTGTTCCTAGTTCAAGTTGTTCTAACCTCGCGGATAGTAAACCATTCATCTTTTCCATTAACGTACTGAACTCTTCATCACCACGTTTAGCAGCCATGTTGTTTAGTTCTACTACATCTTTTATAAATGAAACTTCTTTAGGTAACACTCGGGATAAACCTGCTGTATCATCACTCGAACTTATTCGGTTTAGTATGTCTGTATTCTGTTCAAAGAAATCCGCTCTACTTACTGGAAGTATTGTACTATCTTTAAATACATCTAAGTTCTCTAGAACGTTCAAGTATTCATTTAGTACGTGAGTAGGGTTAGCCACTCTACCTTCTAGTAAATCACTCATAGCGTTCCGCTTACTGAAAGATTTTTGTTTGAAAGTCATTTCCTGAATAGCCTTATTTACACTCTTAGGTACTTTACCTTTTGGGTACTTACCAACGATGTGTAAAATAGTAGCGTTCATTTTGTTAGCTAAAGCTCTCTCTGCTGGACCAAGGTTTTTATTATTTAGTCCTATCTGTTGGTTCATTAAATAGCGTAGTGCAGACTGTCCTTTTTGTAGCTTAGGGAATGCTTCTAGTGCAGCTTGAGATGCTGCGTTGAATCCCTGTGGTGTCACCTCTGTTATTTCATTGAATGGTGTGAAACGCTGTCCACGTTCTACTTCAAAAACATTGAGTGCATCTACTACGTTCTCTTTCGACTTAGCACTAGTTTCTATATCTGTTGCTTTGTCTTTTATTTCTTGTAACTCAGGTGTGGCTGCTACTGGTTCTCCACCCGCTTTTATACGAGCTTCTTCTTCCACTAAGGACTCTAACATACGCGCTTCTGCTTCTCTAGAATCTCGTAATGCTGTACGTGTCTTCGCGCCTTTCCATACTGGTTTAATCACACCCTCAACTAGACCCCCAAGACCGAGACCAAACGAGGAATCCATCATAGTGTCTAAGTAGAAATCTTTAGCGGTGTATTGGTGGTCTGCTGCAAGTCTTGGTAGGTTAATGAAAGAACCCTCTACTGCTCCTGCTACTGCCCACGTTGCCATCTTGTCAGCATTTTGGAAAACTCTAGATGCTCTCCATGCGCGTGTACCTTGGACCTCTGCGTTTATCACACTAGATATACCAGCGGCTTTTCTAGCGCCCTGTGCAATCTGTGCACCTTTACCAACTATCCCAGCGCCTGTAAGCGCAAGGGGGTCTGTTAGTACGGCTACGCCACCTGCAAGTAGTTGTTCGTACCACTCTGCTTTATCGAAAATAGTTTTATTTTGTATATCTTCGAGTAGTTGTTCTTTTTTCATTAGAGCACCCGCTACAGAACCTGTATCCCGTTCCTCTAAGATAGCAGGGTGGAATGCCGGTGGTACATCTGCTAGTAAATCTTTGTCACTGATGTCTACGCTATTATCTCCAAACTTCTTAGCTCTCCACATGTTACCCATGTCACCTGAGTTAGACACAAAATTAAACATCTTAAAAGATGCACTCAATGTGTCCATAAAGGATGGGTCTGCTTCTGGTTTAATCGCGACATGTAGGTGGTTGTTTCTAACTGCCCTATTGTACTCTTCTCGTCTAGCCGGGTCAGATAACATAACATCGTATGCGTTTCTTAGTGGGCTACCGTCATTGTCGAAAGAAGCTTGTCTATCCCATTGGTGTAACTGGTGACGAAACCTTGAAATTAATTCTGGGTCTCTATACAGCTCTACCATAGCAGTATCTAGTTCTTCCTGTGTAGCATCGCCTGTCGCGAATGCTGTATTAACTTTTGAAAATTGTTCCTGTAATCTACTGACTTCTTCGAACTGTTCTCTGCTCAGTGGGTCTTTCGATTCTCCCGCTTGATATTGTACAAACGGGGAGTAAAATTCTTTATACTGGTCGTGTAACTTTGGGTCTGGGTGTTTACCAAACTTTGTGAAGTAACCAGAGAAACCTTGGTCTAGCTGAACTAAACCAATGTTAATCTTCTCACCGTTAACTTCTCTGAATACATCACCAAGAGTTCTACCAAATTTATCTGTACCGCTCTTGGTAACTTCTGTTGGTGAACCTTCTGGCAATACACGTTTTCCAAATTCACTAGCCTGTTTTCCCCTAGAGGTGTTTTGGCTCTCGATTGGTGATACTGATTCTGGCGTGTTAATACCCTGTAGTCTTACTGTCTCTACAGTATTATCTGTACGGAACTTTCCAGTATCTCCGTCTATCATCTCTTGAAGTGTACTCATTATGTCTCCTATTGAGTTACAATTTTGGGTTGTTAATGGCGTCTTGGCCTATCCACGACCTTTCAATTGCTTGTGCTTTAATGGCTTCTTCTAGCTTTTCCTGTTCTCTTTGTACGTCAACCATCTGCGCCCACTGTTCTAATTCATCAAACGAAATTAATGTAGGTTGTCTAAACGATATTGACTTTAGTAGAACTCCGTTAGGGTCCATTTCCATTGTCCAATTACCGCGCAGTCTACCTAGTTTTTTTACGTGTGTTCTGCCCTGTGGTCCATCTTCTGGTGCAACGCCTGCTCTTGATAATACAGCAGCCATCATCCCTTGTTTCTCTGCGAATGCAATAATCTTTTCAAACTTAACGCCTGACTTAGATATTTTATCCAGTGAGTCTCCATTCCAAATTACGTTACCTTGTACTGTTGTCGTCTGTGAATCAACTGCATCAAGTAAGTATTGCCTAGCACCTGTGTGGTCTCCGTTGTTGTGTATCAAACCACGCTTATATGTTTCCATAAAGTCTGTGACTGAACTCACTGATGGGAATTGACCAGTCCTACTCATCACTATGTTTGATACATAGTTTTGTTTCGTTTGGTGGTCTTCCTTATTCAGCGGCCATTGTGGGAAGTTCCCAACATCTTCAGAATTCTCATGGAATCTTTTCACAGACTCGTTAATCATTTGAGATGTGTTACCTTGTCGAATACCTGCTGCGACTTCTAAGAATTCATCATAGTTCTTTTGTCCAATAACTTTCTGAAACTTCTTATTCTTCAGGAATAATTCAGCGTTAGCTAGTTGGCGTAAAGAATCAGGTGTTGGTATACCATCCTCATCAAATGTATTTTCAAACCCGCTTATAAACTGAGTAGCTACACGTTTGACCATAGGTGATGTTACATCCCGGTTCTCGTAGAAGTTAGACACAAACTTAGCTGCGGTTGGGTTATTTAGTATCTCAGCGAATGCTTCACTTTGTGTTAGCTCAGGGTTACCTGTTATAGAGGCTAGTTGATTAACTATGTATGCATCAGCAGAATCCCCCGCTTCTTTTTCTGTATCTAAACCGATTTCGCCTTGGGCTAGTGCTCTATCCTGTGGGTCAGTAATTCCCCACGTGTCTCTCATAGCAAGTAACTTATCTGCCTTAGCCTGTTTAGTGGCTCCCGAACGTAACGCTGTGGCGCGCCCCTTTGCTACTCTCAAACGAGCATCTGCAATAATCTTGTCACCCCTATCTGTCCCGCTTACACGTTTTTCCATATCGTCGATGCGAGTATCTAGGGTGTCATATGCTGCACTAGCGTCTGCAATTGTTTCAGCTTCGATAGCGAATATTTCACCGTTAGATAAAATAGCACCAACTTGCTGACCGAAGTCTGTGTCGTATGCACTAATCGCGGTATCTCTTTTAGCAAGTGTCCCAGCGTTCTGTCTACTTTCCCAGCCTGATGCTAGGGCAGACTTGTACATATTAATGTTACCTTGCTTAAGGGAGTTATCTAGCTCGTCGTTCAGTATCCCGTCATAACTTTCTATTGACTGCCCTTCACGTTTTAGTGAACGATTAAACATACCAACAATGTTGTTTGCAATTGCTGCCGCTTCCTCTGGGGATGATACTTTACCACTATCGACGTTAAACTCATCCATTGACTGCCGGATTAGTCTACGAGAGGTTTCGGCTTGTTGCATCTGATTCCATGCGTAGCGTGCTTCAAATTGTTTTGCTGCTAACTTTGCGCTTTGGTCTTGCCAAGCTCCTGCAATTATTGATTGTGTTTCTGCGTCACCTTTATATTTGTCTAGTACAACATCTAAGCCATCTTTCAATCTGATTTTATATTCTTCAGGTGTATGTCCTGCATACTCGTCTACCTTAACAGCTTCTTCAAGGTAGTGTTGTTGAATAGCATTCTCTGCTGCTTGTTGTTGTGCTGCTCGGTATTCGACGTTCTCCCCATATACCCACTTTTCCCAACCGGTGCGTTTTTTCTCTTTAAGGGTGTTTACAATACCGGAGTTTATACCTTGTTCTATCTTTGCATCTAATGCTCGCTGTGCATTAATGTTGGTAGCTTCTTCTTCTAATCCACTAGCCAAAGCTGCACCTAGAGCACTACCAACTTTTTGTACACCAGTATCTAAACTAGTTGTAGTTTTCTTTGCACTTAAGTTTTGTGACCTAGCCTGTTGCTGAATCACTGGGGGACTAATAATACCCTCGTTTGCGTCACCCGTTGCTGACCTTTCTGGTAATCCAAATTGTGACATGGTTATCCTCCCCACAATGGTAGTGAATCATCTAGAATTTGCTGCTGTCCCGATGCCTCTGTACTTAACGGGTCTGAACTAGCTGTCGATTCTTTGCTGTCTAAAGCTTCACTTATTTTAAAATCTTTCCTTTCGAATGAACTAAATGCGTTTAGTAAATCGCCCATTACGTTGGGTGAGGAATCAGTTACACTTAGCAAACTAGCTTGTGCACTATTAACCCTAGCAAGTTCTGATTCAATTCGTTGGTCAGCTTGTCTTTTATTCCGAGACATAGCATAAGTTTCGTTTGCTTCCGTTTGGTAAACCACGTCCTCAACTGACTGTCCTTGGACCCCTGCTGCGGCTGCGTTTACTTTTGCGAATGCTTCCGCTTGGTCTTGACTCATTTGAAGCTGAGTATTGGATAAAATCTTATCTTGCTTTATTGCGGAGATGTTTTTCTCTGCTGTATGTTTTCGCTCTGCGGCAGCAAGGCGTGCTGCTTGCTCCGCGAACGATTGATTGTATGCTGCTTTAGTCTGCGCGTTCTCACCAGTGAAGGCAAGCTGCGCTGCACTTAAACCAGACTGCACAGCTTGTGCGTATATTGACATTACATTCTCCCACTGGATTGATGGTATTTACCTTTCCAGCTAATACCTGATATTGTTAAACCTAGATAGCCTTCTGTATAGAATTCTGCTTCTGCAAGGTCTGCTTTTTGACTGTAGCTAAATACTGCGTCACCGGTGTACAGTGGTACAGTTCCTATTAAAGTTCCGAAACCGCCGATGAACCCTCCACTAAATGTTTGGTCATCCCATATACTGAAGTCTGAAATAATTTTCATACTTACATCTGCGGAATTATCTAAACTCAATATATATTTACTAACGTTTAGTCTGTCAGTAGTGATGGCTACACCACTCTCTGTGCGTCGGAACGGTCTTGTTGGTCTATAAGCAGACCTAAAGACTTTTCCTACATAGACTCTACAACTGCTGCTTCCGCTTATGTTCTCGTCAAACGTTATTACAGTACTAGCTGATGTGAACGGAACCTTTGTTAAAGGGTAATCCGTATCGCTACCTGCTACTACTATAGTATCGTCGGTTACATCGTAGTCTGTAGGGATAGTTACACTTGCCCCGTCTGTAGAAGATAGTATCAACATGTCGTCTAGTACTACTTCTTCTGTGTCTAAAACTACAGTAGAATACATCTTTAATTCTTTCACAACAATTTTATCGTTATCGTGACATATTACGGCTAGGCTGTCTTTTTGAAACGCCATGTCGATGATGTTACTAGTCTCGGGTAGTATCCATTTACTCCATGATTCTTGAAGTGTTTTACCACCCTGCTTGAACTGTTCGAAAATGAATACTTCATTTACTAGAGAACCACTGGTTGTTAAAGCTAACATACTGATGTTCGGGTTTGCTACAAGTAAATCCACTGTACCGGGCATGTAACCTATAACTTGTCTCGCTACTTGTTCGGCCTCATCTTGACTAGTGTCTTTTTGTCCTGAGTAAACCTGTACTCCTGAACTATCACCGAAGTCTACTGGCATGTAAACTGCGTTACCCATTGATACTGGGTCTGCCGAAATCTGTACACCGTATGATGTTGTTAAAGGCATTGAAACAGTTTGTGGTGTTACAGCAGAGGAACCACCAATTTTGAATTGACCGTTAGATGCTACCACCAACAAGTCTTTGTTGTGAGTGGTTATACTATGTAGGTTATCAATGTTAGGTGCACTAGATGCTATACTAATAGGGTCAGTTACTAACAACTGCACTGCTGATGCTTTCCACCAGTTGTACAAGTCATCTGTTTCTGACATAGACACAGTATCTTCTGCGAGTACTACTAACCTTTTTTGGAAATAGCTCATCGCTTTTATTTTCTTGTCTATAAAATGAGGCACAGGGGCTGAGTTATCGTCACCAGTGCGTCTTTCGTTCCACCCTACCGATGGCTCGCCTACAGTAAAATCGTCTGTTGTGGCGTTGTATACGATGGTGTGGGGCATTGTTGAAGCGTCGATAGCATAATCTTCCGTGGGTGAGCGTTCCTCTGCCCATACTACATCCTCTAAAATCCGTAATGATGGAGATGCTGCTAATATTGTAGAGTCCGATGTTCCAACTGCCTCAAGGTAGTATGTACCTTTGTCTGATATAGGGTTCGGCTTTATTGTGATTCGTGTACCGTGCACTGCGTACAAAGGTAGACCTTCGGTACTCTCTATTACTTTATTTACTGCCACCAAAGATTTAGAACCCTGGCCTGATAGTACTTCTACATCAGGGAATTCTCCGTCATCTCGCCATATAGCTACAGAGGAACCTTTGGATATAGCGGTGATGTCTGCTAACGCTGTTAGTTGTGATGCAATTTGGGTGGCTACATTCTCAGTAGCTCTTGCTTGGTCTGCCGCATCAAAGTTACCAGAAGTCCCTACTAGCGGTGTCGAAAATGTAGCAGTTCTTTGGTTTATAGGTCCGGGATTCGCCCATGATAACACTACGTTAACTGTGATTGTCTCACCGTAGTTCATAGCTTCTACTACGTTGATGTGTGCTACATTTTCTATAACACTTTCGTCAGTACCGGTACTCATTTCTACTGTCTTATTCTTGTTCAGAATAAAAGTAGTATCATTGACAGTCTGCATTACCATATTGTCTTTTGTATCGACGTAACTAGATAAGTTTCCTGTTACTGTTTTTGATACGTTATTTACAAACGCGGTCACTGTCCCATCTTCTTCTACTAGAATCCTGTAGTTATTTTCATCTCTTCTGTAGGTGTGGTGTTTCACATCTGCTGAGGTAGAGTCTAGTAGGTGAGCAGACCATAACAGTGAAGGTCTTCTATTTAATTTTTTAACAGGGTCTGACCTGAAGTTCTCTTGTAGTCCTGCTTGCCCCGCTGCTCTGTTGCGGGGTGATAATGTGCTCACACCTTGTATGGGTGTTGGGTAAGAACTTTCAATTCTCATTAGTATCTCCTGTTAAATTCCGAAAGAGTCGCCTTTATACATCTGGGTCTCCAAAGAACCGGGCGTTATTTCTAGCGTAGGGGTTTACTCCTGCTCTAGCGCGCCTGACTCTCGATTTATTAAACGTGTTGTACTGACCTTGTTCTAAGTCATCTCTATTCACATCTATTAATGCGATACCTGCCGAACCTGCTAAGTCTCGTTGTTTTTCTAAGTCTTCTAGCTCGTCCCGAACAAATTCTACGGCTGCTGAGTAAGCACAGTATTCTTGCATAGACTCGGGCATATCATCCCACTCAAGAATTCTAACTACTCTATGAGCTTGTACGTTCTCTTCGAATTGATATGTTTGGTCGTATTTGTTATAAAGTTTACCACCGCGTTTAATTACTCCTGCGGTATCTTTAGCCACAAATGTAGTAATTTCTGCTGGTATAATAATTTCTTTTGTTATTGGGTCTGGTTGGTAAATTACATTGTAATCAATGTTAAACCACCATCCCCTCTTTTGTGCACGTTTCCTCAGTCTTGCTAATGTAGTACGTGCGTTTGCTACATCGGGGTGTGCTGTTGTAACGTCGTTGACTACGTTAGAGCCAATCAACTTCAGCAGCATGTTTAATGCCTCTAGTTCATCCATATTAATTTCCTTTGCAAAGAAAAAAGGTATAGCCGCAGCTATACTCATTTAGTGTAAATAACACTTATAAAGCCCTCCAATTAAGAAGGGCTTGAAAGTACTACTCGATTACGCAGTAGGCGTTTCTAAGTCTGGGTCAAAGCGGAATATACCACCAGCCATCTCAGCCCTGTTAGGGGTTACACCATACGCTAAGTATGAGTCAATGAACCATTGTAGTTCAATGTCAGAGTAATAGACCTTAGAGGTCAACGGAATTGTTTCACCTGCTAACAATGCTTTAGGCATTAGTAACAATACTTTACAGTTCACATCACCTTGATTTACGTCGTAAGCGTTACCGTTACCAGCATTAGACAAGAAATGAGTTGAACCCACATCTGCTTGCTTAGGGAAACGATTAGTTACTTGTACGCGTATTCCATTAGATTGTAATACTTTACCTGCGGCGTAGTCACCGTTTGCGGTAGAGAAATCTTTGTCTAAGAGTTTATCGTTCTTAAGTAAAGTGTAGTACTGCGCTGGGCGCATTAGAAGCATTGCTGAATCTTTCTCTACGTCTTTCTCTTCGATACCTTGACACAAATCTTGAATTGCTAGTTCTAACAAATCAGGGTCGTCTTCGTCACCGATAGCATCTAAGATTACTACAGTACCACCTTGGAAATCTACAGGCGCTGTTCGAATAATGCTTGCAGGTTTTGATGGAGATGTTCCAGTGATAGCGTCTTCCCAACCACCTAACTTAGTACCTGAAGGGTCTTGGTTAGTAATTTGAGCTGCTTTAATACCTTGAACTACGAATGACTCATCGAAGAATTTTCCGATTTCTGCACCGTGTTCTGTACCAACTTCCATTCGCACATCAATGTGAGATAAGAAATCATCAAGTAAGAACTGGTTAGTTCTTGCTAGTACAATTGTATCTACTTTTACAGAGATGTTATCGAAAGTAGGCGCGCTATCGCTAGGGCGTACTCCACGAGCAACTTTCTGTAATGAACTAGAACCGATTCGGTCATTAGTAATAGTATCCGTACCGCGTACTGACTTAAATTTAAAGAATTGACGCATCATACTTGCTTTCAAGAAACGGTGCTCAACTTCTCCACCATACTGTTCGATGTATAATGGGTTGACGTTACCGGAATCAATTCCACCCTGATGACCGTCACGGACTTGGGATGATGCTACTGCTTGATTGATAATTGACATTAATGTATTCTCCTAGGAATGTCGTTATTGTTGTGTTCTCCATATCTGCTTTATTAGCTCCACTATATATGGGAATTAGAGAACGATTAAATGCCACGTTTACGAGATTGCATACGTCGCTTATTTAGAGCTTTAATTTCAGGTGATGATTCATAACTATGACCCGCTGCTATCAGCTTTCTTAGTTCTGTATTATACCCTGTTTTGTCTAAAGGTGTGCCTTTGTAGTCTTGAGACAAGCTGTCTGCGACTTCAAGGTCGGCTGCTTGACTAAACTCCGGTGAGCTTTTAAATCTAGAAACTAATTCAGTCACCGCGAACTTGGCAGCTAGACCGCCTTGTGCTAGTAAACCATTAATTTCTTTTCTATCTGCTACTGGGACATTCTCTTTAGCCCAACCTGCTAGTTCTTTCCATGTCGCTTCTCCACCTTGCGGGTCGTTGAACTCTTCATGTACTTGATTAAAGATTTCTGCGTCTCTAGCTGCTGCTTGTGCAACATTAGACTCGTGTAATCCTTCTAGCTGTCCTGCTATTAGAGATGCAACTCCTGCACCGTGTTTTTCTTCTAAGGCTTTTAAGATTTCTGGCGTAACTTTTCCATTCTCTTCTGTAACCGCTTTGGCTACATCTACTGGTTTTAACCCAGCGTCTACGAGAAGGCCCTCAACTTGCGTTAGACCCGCTTTATCAAATTTAGGTGCGTCTTCCTTACCCTCTTTTTTCTGCGGCTCTGCTTCTGTTTTTGGGGCCTCTTTAGCTGGTTCTGAAGTAGGGTTACCACTCTCGTCTAAAGTTGCGTCATTTTTGTAGTCGTCGTTGGGACCGACTACTGGTTTTATTCCATTGTCATTTGCTTGGGGGTCGCTAGTAGGTGTCCCACTATCGGTTTTTGTTGCTTCATCTGACATTTATTTTATCCTTCTGTTGCTTGGGCTACTGCACCAGCTTCCATTCCTGCTGCTTGGGCTTGCGCCTTTGCTCTGGCTTGCTGGTTCTGTTTTACAACGTCTTCTTCAAGTAAGAACTTATTGTAGTCTACTCCATGACCTGCGCCCAACACTGCTATTAAGTTTCCATAGTCAAGTCTATCTGCTACTTGTTCTGGAACTTCTGCTAATGCTAGGAGGTCTTGGAAGAATGCTCTAGTCCTATCTAATTCCGAGCTTCTGGATAAGGACTCTAGTCCAGTTACAATCCGTGGCTCGATACCTTCAAATGCGTTGTTAAGTTTCTTTAACAGGCGCTTAGATAAAGGTAATTGAAGTTCTGCTGCTAATCTTGAATATACACCACCTAACGAACCTTCCAGCTCTTGTGCTTGAATTCTTATTTCCTCAGCTGTCACCCTTTCTGCATCTCTGGTTACTTGGGTATTCAGTAAGAACGCGGCTGCGATTCTTCGTGCTGTACTTTCAAATTTTCTTTCTAGAAACTCGGTTGCTTGTCCTACTTGCGGAGTATGTACGTGTATGTCTTCTTCTCGACCGTGTACGTACGCTCCTGATGGGGCCTCTGTTATTTCTCTAACATTAGTCATTCCAGTAGGGTCCACTAAGTTTTTGACATCTGTGATTATAGTTGTATAATCTAAGGATGCTTCTGCTAGTGTGGACAGTGTATGAAAATCACCTGAGTAGTTTTCTACTAGACCAGTACCGTAGTCTTTATTCCGTGTTAAATTCCATGTTAAAGGAATCCACGGTAAGTTGTCTTCATTATACAAACCAACTCGTTTGTGACAGTAGCATACGTCTTCTAGTTCCTGCCATACTATATATTGGCCTGAATTTATTCTTCGTATACAAGTGTACAGTGCGACTTCACTCTCTTCTTTATAATCGTTATCTAAAGCTATCTTAGCGAGTTCATCACTGAGTGCTGACACTGCTTTGGTTTCTTTTATAATTAGTTTAACAGTATTTCCACGCAAGTCACGTACTATGACGTAATCGCGAAGACTGTAGTTTTGCATCTTTTCACCATCGGGCATGTACAAACAAGTATTGCCCGTAATGATTAAGTGTTGTAATACTTCAGTCAGTACTACTCTACCGTTCACGCTGTCTAATTCTTTCATCGCATCACGCTCTTGTTTAGATAATGCAACATCTACTAGAGCTTCCTCTATCCCACTATCAATCACCCCGGCTCTCTGCTCGGAGGTTAGTTCCATCCTAAAGAATGGTCTGGAAGGTTGGAACATAGTCATCATAATTTTGTTAGCGAGATTTATTACAGCCTGAGCACCTACTGACTGATAGTCATTCTGCATCTCGTCGTATTCGTTCACTGGGTCATCTGGGAATATGTTAGGTAGTGTCCAACCTGCGTAGCGTTCTGCTCTACTAAGAGTTTCTTCTCGCGCTGTGTCACTACCCTGAAATTCCCCTTTAAGTTTGAAATCACCAGTTATGTACTTTGATTGTGCTTCTTTAAAGTTCAAATGATTTCTCCTAAATACGTACTGTTGAACCAGCGCGCTTATTTATCTCTTCGTCATCAAGTTCGTCATCGACCTCAAGACTTACTTTAGCTAACGATCCGATACCCTCGCCCTCTGTCTCTGCAAAGACTTCTGCTTGGCGGGCCTGAACAGCCTGTTCATCAGCGTCTTTTTTAGCTTTTTTCTTAGCTTTCTTAGCTTCGGTTGCGGAGTATATTGTCGTTACCGCTACTACTGCTGAGTATACCCAAGTCATGTTTGTTCTCCAATAGGTTAAGTTCCTCGTAGCTATCCGCTATAAGTTCTTTTGTAATAACCTCCATATCATCTGATTCAGATTCGTGGAAAGTTGTCCAAGTTACATCTTCGAGAACAAGCACAGCGCGTTTAGTCCCTGCTGGGCAGATAAAAGTGCTAGGACCATTTATGGTTTCTATACCCTCGTCTGTTGCTACCCGTACTGTACCCTTAGATATTACGTTAATTTGTGGTCTTCTATGTATTTTACCAACGATTAGCGCACCTGCTGGGGCTTTCATCTCCCTAGCGTAGATACCATTACACTTATAGTGTGTCATATCTATCTGTACGCTGTTTTCTTCTTCGTGACCTTTACATAGTTCTCCAAGTAATAATAATTCTTGTCTACGTTGTTCAACACTCAATGTATCCCATACGTCTTCTTTATTAATTAATTCGTGCATTAGTCCCTACCTGCTATCATATTATTTTCTATGTATCTCAGTACGGACTGTTGACCCTCTCTATACATAATCTCGCTATGTGTATTCTTGGGACTATAAACAGCCTCTTTGAATAACTTATGCAAATGGTCTAGGTCGTGTTTAATAAGTCCTCTAGGGTCTTTCTTGTTTGGTGGTTCTGGTGTTTTGTTATCCATTCTTCCCCCATAAGGTTGTTTTATGCGAAGAAGTACTCCGCGTCTATTATTTCTTCAATGTCGTACTCACCAATAGTTGGCATAGTCTCTGTATTTAAGTTACGTTGCTCTGCCCAATCTAATAATGGGTCGTGTAACGTGTATAAATCTCTGAAGGCTTCTCGTAGTGCTACTGCTAACTTAGCTGCATTACCTGCATGTGTTCCAAAATCATCGTGTATCATAGCAAATGCTGGTAGGTCTACTTTGTTTATAGTCATTACCATGTGTGTGCTGTCGATACTATGTACAAAGTTTGGTGCTATACCACTTCTCTGCCCGTATCTATTTGGACCACCCTCACCATCGGCATCTCTTAATTTTAATACTAGTCTACCATTCAGCTTTGTATTTACATCAATCGCTTTAGAGGTTTTGTAGTACTGGTAAACTGGGAATCCTACTGGTGTTAACCAGTGTACGTATTCACTGCTGGTGTGTTTCTGTAACCATGTCATTGCTTCTTTAGCTGCTATTACAACTTCTCCAATGGCATCCCACAGAATAGGTGTTAGGAATTTTGCAAACTCCCATTGATGCTTTTCATCTAGCTCAAATTTTTCCCAGTTGTCTTGGACATACTCTAATATATATTGTCTAGCTGACTGTTGGGTCGAGCCATATGGTAAAGTCATTACAGGTCGTTTAGTGCACTTTCTATTAATTCCGACAGATAACCATTTAATAGCTCTTGGGTCTTTCTCGCCTGTCTCATTTCTGTACCGTTCCAACCGTATCTGTACAACTTTTGCAACATCTCCGTAGATATCGTTAGGAGTATCTGTTCTGCATAAATTTGTTGACTTTGCACCAACTCTATCTTTAAGCATTGCGCTGTAATGTTGTAGTCCATTACAACTACCGTCCATCCCAATTGGTATAGAACTTTCGTAATCTTCATTGTTCCCATAATCACATCTACTCCATTCAAAACAAAATGCTAAAAACTGATAAGGTTTGTCTGCCATGCCCCACCATTCCCTAGAACTTATCGGGTCATCCACCACACGCTGTATATTATCTCGCATAGAAGTAACCCAACTAACCCTATCACTAAAACTAACTTTGTCTTCTCCATACGTGTTCGCTCCGTGTATTGCAAGCCACCGGATTCCATCTGGTCCCAGTTGTACTGTTCGCTTAAAGCATAACAGTCCTTTTGCTGTATCTGCTCCTTGTGGGCTAAGTCCAGATGTGGCGCAGTATATGCGTCCTCTGAAGTCACAGTTGTATGCAAAATAGAATTTATCCCACTTACGGATTTCGTTTGCGAGCTTGTAAGATTGCATGAACGCAAGTACCTTACCTTTTCTTTGTTGCTCTTTTCCGTAGGCTCTTTTAGCCAATGCTTTCCAATCACCTATTTCCTCCTTCTGTTCGTTAGTTAGATTTTCTTTATCCACTTCCTTCAGATGTTCAGGAAACTCCGGTGGTAAGATTTGTTTACTGCTAGGCATACCGATACCAAGCCCTTGTGTGTAAATGTATTTCTGTACTTCTAGTACTTCTTTGTTTACGCACCATGCTGTTTGTTGTAACGTATTCACTGCTGTTCTATGTTGAACTGGGTCGTGACTCTTTACAAAATCTTTGTGGGCTTTACCTTTTGTTTTTATTAAAGGGTAGCGTGCACACATCTGGGTTGTATAGTATGCGCCAAAGGCATCTTCATAAGTCCAGTCTTTTGGTACAACCTTTAATGGCAACATAAACGGATACATAAACCCACGTTCCTTCTCGAACTCTGCTGCCCAGTCATCAAATAATGCTGTTGTGTCTAATCTAGCTGTGGACTTCCCGCGTGACCAATCTTTTCTTATAAACAACACATCCCAAAATACCTCAATAACGCATCGTAACACTCTACTCCCTATTTGGGCTTTCTGTAATGGTGTCCAATTTGTCCAATCTAAATCGAAGTCGTTGAACTTCTTCATTAGTACTTTGTGCTTGTGTGCATAGTCTGTTACTTTCTGGTCCTTAAAGGAATTCATAACCACTGCGTAATACGCTGGGTGTGCAGCTTCAAACATTTGGCATTTCAAGTCTGCTTCCAGTCTAGAGGCTATCTCCAAACATACCTTTAGAACTGTGTTCTCTTTAGGCATAAGTATAACCTGAAATGCAGATTTGGTTCCTATGTATGCTGCTTTAAGAAAGTCAGTGTCGAGCACGGCGGCTCTTAGTAGTTTATTATATTTACCGCCATGCCCCACTTTCTTTTGAGAGAGCGTATCCAACCGTTCCGCTACTTCCTCAAGACGCTCGCGTAACAAATAGCTAACGGCGTCTGCTTGGTCTCCTTGACCACTTTCACGCAACCTATCTTGTGCTGCGTAATACCGAGCTGTCCCTCGCTCGACACATTCTCTTTCCCATCTAATCTGTTCTGGTATGTTCATTCTACCCACTCCACAATCACACCATACTTAGCTAGTTCAAAACATATTTCTCTACTATATCGAATACCTGCCGTTACTTTGCGTTTACTGTAGCCAGACACTCCTACTTTAGTTAGTATACAATAACACATTTTTACTCTAATCCATAATGGTACTTTCATGTTTACTTCACCTTCTTTTTACGTGCTCTCGCTTCCCTAGCTTTTTTATTTCTTGCTAGTCTTTGTTGGTCTGGCGTCTGGTGGTCTGGGTGTATTAAGTTTATACGAGGTTTACTATGATGGTCTAAGTATTTACCTAAACCAATTAAGTACCTGTCTGTACTCACACCTTTATGACCACGCTGTGCTACTCGTTTAACTTTACCTTCTGCCCCATTACAGGACACGTGCAAAGCTGCGCGTATGTAACCAGTTTTATGGTCGTGGTCTAGGCATGGTCCATCGTATTTCTTAAACGACTCCCCGCACAAGGCGCAACGTCGAGACTGCCTTTCCACTAACTGCTGTAGCACTCCGGCTACTTCTGTTTTCTTTAGTTGTCGTACCGTCATCTCTAAACCTCGAACAATGATTTCTTCCTGTACATACGAATGGTCTACCGTCTATAGATTCTTTTATCTGGTCGTCGTAACACCAGCCACAGTCGTTATATTTACAATTGAATGTGTTCTTCATTAATCTATCTCCGCAGGTAATTTGTCATACCTAATAGCTTTGAATCTAGGCTCTCTTAAACTACCATCTTTTAATTGTTTCATAGCCTTAA